GTTCAAGAAAATCACCCGGTGAGATCGCTCCATTTGCGGGGGCTTCTTTTAGGTGTAGTGTTCCTACACTGTTTAATACTATTGTGTTTGACATAATTTATTCTCCTTTCTTGAAAATAGAAGGTGCTTGGTATGTTTCTTGACTGTTGACATTACTAACACTTCTTCCGCTATAATCAGGTTTTTTCAAACTCTTAGCTAATTTTTCAATTTGATTAAAATGCATAGCTTCAAGTTCTTCTGTTGTAAATTCACTGTTCTTGACAATATCTGAAATAAGGTTTGTTTTTTCGGTATTGTGCTTACTAACTGCATTGCCTAAAAACTCCTTTACTTCTGAATCCTCAACACCTTCAAGTAAACTGTTTACCTTTTGAGAGGTAGTTTTCTCCTCTTCTGGTGCCTGCTCTGGCTCCTGTTCAATTGTTACAGTCTCATTAACTATAGGCTGCATTTTTTCGAGTACGTTTACTTCTAACGCTTCAAGACTTTCTTTGTCTTCAATCGTAAAAGATGTACTCTTGTTATCAATGATACTCTGTATCAATTCGGACTTATCCATACTTTCATCTCCTTTTATGTTAGCTTCATTCCTCTTAATGATAGGTGTGTATGTGGTTTTTCGGACTACCTCTTGTGTGTCATCTCCCAATACTGCCTTACCATCTTGAATAATATAGCTGCGTTTATATAGGGTAGTTACCCCTTTTTTTTCTGTACTACATATAAATTCGTTCTCGAAAATATCAACTATGTATACGTACTCCATTTTGTCATCATCGATACGATCAATTTGCAATGCCTTCATTACTTTGCTGTGTATCTCATCAAATGAATCTTTATTAACACTTAAACCTAATTTATCGCGCACCAATCGTAATGCCTTATTGAACTTATCTATTATTGTTTTCGGCTCTTCACATTCACAATTATTTTTCATAGCTCCGCACCCATCCTTTATACTACAAGCTCCTATTTCATCCGGTAACAAGGCCAAATGATCGGGGCGTATATGTCTAACTATACCATCATAAGGCACACCATTAAAAGTGCCTTTTTTATCTTCAATATTTGAAAAAAGTCCAGTAGACACTTCCACAATCTCACCTTTTTCAAATTTAGCTACAATGTCAATGTGGTTTAGCTTTTCAACCTTATCTAAATTCAACCAGATTTCACCTTTTAATTTATTGTCTTTGGTGAACTCAACATTATAAAACCAACCTATATTATTCTGCTCGTGTATACGTGGGCTTTTAGCAGATACGTGCAAACCATTAACTTGGGGATGTCTTACGGGAACCGGTACCCCATTCCAAGTACTTCCCCACTCTTTAAACTCTTCGGCTGGATAAAAAAGGCCATTCATAACCATTTCTTTTGCTGCAATAACCGGTACTACAAGGTGCTCAACCTCGTCAAATGTCTCACGCCTAACTTTAGCTTCTGTGTCAACATTAGATACTATAAAAGATTGTGATAATATATTACTCATATTTGTATATTAACACACTTGATATTACTTTCCAATAACTTTAGCACCTTCTGGTAATTGACTCTCCGGTATAGCGGGGGTAGCACATCTGCAGTTCGGCTCACCAATAAGTTGTGATACTCTTTCAAAAGTATGAAATTTATTGTTTCGGCTTATGTGCGAGTCTCTGACTTTAATGTCCTCGGCGGTGATCCACTCGTAATATACGTTTTCTCCTAGTAACTCCCCTAACGCTTGCCCTTCGTTAACCATCCCTAAATTATGTATATTTATTATTTCAGTCCGGGCAAGTAATCTTGATCGTGTCTTACCTATAACATCTATCCTTTCGTTTAATGTTTTAGCTATTTTATTGGGGTTCTGTCCTTTAAGTAAACCCTCGGATAAATAGAAAGATAACTGCTGACTGACCCCATCCGTGATACCTTTCAACTGTGCAAAATCTCTTGTGAATAATAGTGACGTTTTAGATATATGATAAGGTATACTAAAAACGTCTACCCTGTTAGGTATCTGGTTCCGGCCATATATACCCGCAAAGTTATTATTTGTTTTTTTAACCCCTCTAGTATACGACTCCTTAAAATACTGTAACATCCAATTTAATTGTGCGCTGTTCGGTGTTGCATTTCCTCCTAAAATAATTTCATTCATAACAGAATTTAACCAAACGTCAAACGCTTCTAATTTATCTGGGGATCTTAAAAAAACAAAATCATTTTGATCTAATGCTCGTACATTACTGAAAATCTTGTTTGTTACTATACTTTCAGTAACTAACCTTTGAACTTTAGTGTAGCGTCTGTTTATTTCACCTACTGCCCGGTTTCGTAATGTTATTGTTCTAGTCGGGTCTGTTTTAAGTAGATTTTTACTCCGCTTCGCCATCTTCTAGTTCGTCACTATCGTCATTATCCGGTAAGTCATCGGGTCTATATTCTAAACCTAACACATCTTCAAAAAGCTGTTTAGGGGGCATAACCATATCCGCCCCATTAGCATTAAGATAATTGTTAAGTGCCTGCGTTTTTTTAACCGCAACTTCGGCCTTATCCATATCGGATACACTTTTAAGGTCAGGCCATGTAATTTTATACCTATCATTTTCTGGTGCAATTAAAACCCCATTTAATATAAACCAATCTATCAAGGGGCGTAATATTTGAAGCTCACAAAAATCTTTTTGGCGTTCCCTTACTCTAGCTATCCAGTTGTTCTCGTCTTGGCTTGATGCTAATTGACCCTGCTCGGACCCTGTCAATATCCTCTTGGGTATTCCTGTGGACGCTGATATTAAAGAGATAATCACATCACAATGATTTTTAGGGTCCGCAATGTTAAAATTGAGGACGTTCACGTCCACACCGGCGGTTTTTAAATATCTAGTTAAATTATGACTATATTCTTGCATATTTTCTTCTAAGGCTTTCTTGTCATCGTCTTGCAAGATACTATCTCCGGCCATAGAAAAATGCATACCCCCTCTTGCATTTAAGTAAAATGTTTCGGCACTTCCCCCCACAATTTTTTCGAGATCAATTAACCTGTTAATAACCGGTTCAAGTCTTGGTGCCCCCACAATATCATTATCTAACACCCCTTCCGCAACGTGTATAATACGAGTATAATGTACCTCTAGCGGCGCACGTTTTAAAACAGTCCCCGTTTCATTTTTACCATATCCATTAGTACCTAATTTATACATGACAGGTAGCCCGTACCTTCGACTTTGCTGATCCTCATCATACTTAGATATCGTTATATTACTTTCGGCATAAGGCGCAAAAAATAAGATATCCTCTATGTTGATTTTAGTGTCTAACGGTAGTTGTGCTTTTTTACCGTCTCTAACACCAATAAATAGTGCCCCAAAACAACCTAATGACATAACTTTATCTAATCTGCGGATGTAGTGATATATTTTTAATTGGGGATGTTCTATAATCTCTTTCAGTGCCTTATCAAATGTAGTATCACCTTGCATGTCATCATTATCCGTAATTATAGGCTCAGAACTCCAGCACGCATCCGTGTAAGCAGATACTATCCGCTTACCGATATCCTGCCGGGCAAAACGTTCCCTATATTCATCCTGTGTGACAGTACCGCTATACCCAAACACATCATATAGATTACGTTTGCCGTTGTGTGTAGATTGTACACGTCCGGCTAGCGCTCTGCGTGATGTTATCGCCATATTCACACT